CGTAACAGCTGCTGAACTTTCCGACATATCGACGCCTTGTGAGTTATCATCTAAATCTTCACTTTCTTCAAGATAAAAATTAAAAGGATGTTTACTCTCTGCAGCACCGAATAATCCTCCATCGAAACTACCACCGCGACTACCACTACCAAGAGATGGTATGAATGAACCTGAGTGTTCATAAGCGTTTGCATCAACAACCCCATCCTCTTTTAAATAGTTTGGAGTTTTTTTGTGAAGTGTCTTTACTCTAATATTTTTGGATAGATTTGGGTAATCACCAGTTGGTTGAATAAATGCCTGACCATCCTCAACTACAATTGTATTTGTTTGGTTACCTATTCTTTTCAATATGTAATTTGATGATTCTGGATCTAAGGATAGATTTTCAAAAGTTTCAATAACTTTTTTATTTGATTCTTCATCATTACCTTGTCTTAGAACTAGCGTAAAAGTTCCTTTTGCTAAGTTTCTTTGTGAAACTTCAAATCTGAAATTATCAGAACGACCACCATGACTACCTGAAGCAAAGTGTGTGTTCGTGTTGGAATTAGCTCTTGGTGCTAGTCTTCCGTTTTCATCTAATGATGAAGTGTTGTTAAAAATAGTTCCATTACCTATCACCTCAATGGTGACAACGTCAACACTACCACTTCCTTGTAATGTTGCAGTAGCTTTGGAACTGATTATATCAGGATCTCCAACTCTAACAACGGTGGCAGGACCACCTTGTCTCAGATATTCCTTTGCTGTATGAGATGTTAGATATTGAAAACTATCACTACCACTTTCAATTACCTCACCGAAGATTTGAACATATTCACTATAAGAACTCACTACGGTTGGTTGAAGGATAGGACCTTTAACTGTTGGACCTACAATAGCTGCTCCTATCGGACCAGCTGTTGCGGGTAAAAATGATTGGTCTATTTCATTTGTAAATACACCTGGTGATACGATTTTTTCAGCCATTTAAATTCTCCGAAAATAGGTAATATTAAATACAATTATTCATATATAAATATTACAGATTTTTTGAAAGACTGAAAAACTTATTTTATTTTTTCTCTTCTTCGGTTGGTGCAGTGACTGCTACTGATGGTGTGAAGACGCCTGTCTCAGGATTCAATGAACCAGGTCCATACTTTTCAGTTATTTCATTAAGAATTTTTTGTTCTTCTTTTCTAAGATTATCTAACTCTTCGTGTAATGCAAATTCCTGCTCTTCAACTTGCTCAGATTGTTTTTCTAAATTTATTTTTGTGATTGCTAATTGTCCAAATCTCGCAGTAATATCATTATTCTTAACTGAAAGTTCGGAAATAGTTTTTAACTCATCGCTTGTAAATTTAATTTCTGACATTATAAAACCTCAATTTATTGTTAGTAACACTATATACATATATAATTATAATAATTTTTCAGAAAAAGATACTTTTTTTGGTATATACCCTCTCGATGTTTCTGATGTTTTACCAAAAACATTATCTGTAAACTCTGGTATCACATACCCTTTTATCTGAAAAGTAAATTCATTTCTTACTATTCTTTCACCTTGTGATTCCATTTGAGTCTCATTAGATATGTCACCCGACAATGATGATAAAAAACGATAACTAGTTTGGTCACCAAAGTAGGTTTCCAAATGTTCTAACCATAAATTGTTCAGAACATTCATTTGTTCTATGTAGGATGTCATCATCACACATGTATATGAACAGACAACAAAGTCTGGCATACCAGTCTTTATAAATTCTTGAACAGGTTTTTGACCAGTTAATACCGCAAACCTATCATATCTATTATTTTTACTCCATCCGCTGCTTGACCTAACAACAGATATGAACTTACCTCTTACATCATTATCAAAAGACAATGGCATTGAATCATCAAAAGCAATAGATGTTCTTTTCAAAACCATTAGTGGTAGAATGATTGAACCGTTTTTATCTCGTAGAGTATTTCTTGACTTTATTGATTTCCATCTTTCTTCGTTGCCATATAAAACAGGAACTGATATTGTCTCATTAGATTCTTGTATTTTTGGTTTCATTACATTTTTAACATGTTTTATAACAGCAGTGTCTATTTCTTGAACACCAATCGATAAACCTTTACCAGCATTTTGACCACCGGGCTTTTTTATAACAACCTTCGGATTACCTTTTTCACTACGGATACTAGTCTGTTCTGCTCTATTTATTGTAGACTTATTTGGTGCGTTTTCGTTAGTAATTGGTTTAATTGCCATTTCTTAGTTTCCTAAGTTTATCTAAATTACTTTTTGATTCATTTCTATACTCTTCAGATTTCAATCCATCAGTTGAAACTTTATCTATTGATATTTGTTTTTCAATCGGCACCTCTACGGCACCCATCGTTATTTCTTTTTTCTCTCCATAGATACTACCTTGTTTTAGTAAATCTATTATCTCGTCAAATCTATCGGGTTGTGGTTCACCATAGATATTATCTATTGTGTTGTCAACGGCACTTTCTATGGGCGTTGACTCCACTGAATGAGACCGTCTTGGTTTCATTATTAATACCTTGTCTAACATTTGAACAGCCATTATTTTCTTGTGCTCGCAATTACGAACGTGCCACTTAGACCATCTATGTAAGTTATACTATATACAAAATCCCCTTTTGTCAATGTAAAAGTTACCGGAAGTTCTTGTTTTATTTTATACCCTCTAAATTTTTTTAAATCTTTTTTGAAATCATCCAACGAATAACTGCTACCGAATTCATAATCTATTTCTATACCAGTTCTCATTTCCCTTTCTATTGGTTTATCAAATCCAGCTGGTTTAGATATCTGAACATTTAAGGTTTGTGTTTTTTTATCTAATTTACCATATCCGAATTCTTTAGACTTCTTTTTAAACACTCTATCAAAGTCCTTTAGAAAAGGTTTGGAAGCGCCCTTTTTAGAAAATCTCAATACGTCGCCATCTACTGTTTCTATTATTAAATCTCTTAACTTAATCATCTTGGTCTCTCCTCAATTTGTAACGATGATAATCTACTACGATGTGCTGTAGCCTTGATAGCATGACTGAAATTAGGATGTCCACCAATCAACTGTGGTTCCGTTACACCGTTGATTTCCCAATAGTAATCATTCCAATCACAGATATCACCGGCTTCAGGAAAAAAGTTCAGTGAACCACTGGCTAAATTATTTCTTTGAAACATCAAATCTATTGTAGAATTGTTATCAGGTCCTACTTCTTGAAATTGTTCAACCTCAGGTGCGTTATATCTAATAAGACAATTCACCCTAAATCCGACATTGAAATATTTAGTGGTTGATTCACCATATATATTAGAGTTAGTATTTTCTGGTGAAACTTTATAAATATCCACTGTTTGTCCTACGATCTCATCGATTAACTCCTCATTCATAAAATCAAATAGATTGATTTCTTTTTGTGATATGAAAAAAGGTCTACGAGCAGACATGATTTATCCTATGTAAATTTTTAATGGTGCCTTAGCCAAAACTTCTCTTTGGGCATTCGACTCCTCTGCTTCTGCCTTAAGTTTTTCGGTTAGGCTCACTGACTCTAAAAATTCTTTTAATTCTTCTAAAAGTTGTCCTTTTTCCTCTCTACCCTCTGTTTTAAGTGCTTCACCATCTAACGTCACCTCTCCATCTGGTATTGGCATCGAACTATATTTGCTCCTAATTATACCTAAAAGTTCTTTTGACAGAGCATATGTATATTTTCTAATCCATTGCCGACCAGGTTGGTTAATGGAGCTATAGGTAATAAACCTATATGGAACATTAGAAGGATCTGATACACCACCTTGTAGAGAAGCATTTGGATTATTCGTATTTCTAATATCATCCTTGACATAATATTCAAACCAAATTTTTTCCCCAGCATCTCCTTCTTGTGGTTCAGGAAATATTCTGAGATTGTTATTGTGTATTTCAAACGAATACGCACTTTTCCTTACTAAGTCTGAAGTCTCAATAGCATTCGCTCTAGCTAAATCATAAGATATCGGTTTCAACACAAATGAAATTGCTGGAGATACATTACCAAAACCAAAAGCATCTAATAACTGACGTTGGTCAAATGTTCCCGCATAAGGGTCATAAAATCTTGACACGGCTGCTGGTTGGTGATTAAAAACTCGGTGAACCTCTATTCTCTTACCACTCTCACTGACATCAGCCCAAACTCCTTGTAAATCATAATCTTGAACAGAACCACTTAATTCTATATAACCTTTTTTTAAATCATAGTTTTCATTTAACCCGACGATTTGACCGTATTTATCTGATAACGTTACTGAAGGACCTAACGAAGGTGTTACAGGATTTGAAGAACCAGTTCCTAATGAACCAGATATTCTATTCTTTTCACCATATTGTTCCCACATCCAATTTTTAATATTATAATTGTTAATGTGCTGGGAGTATTCGTTTACGGCTTCTTCAAAGCAAGCAAATATTGAACCACTTGGTATTTCAAGTTGTAAAACAGGATGACCTAATCTTTTCGCACACCACTTCGTAACAGAAACAATATCAGACTGAAAAGTTGTATCGCCATCATACGTTCCATATGGTGTTTGACCTGATGAAAATTCAGTAGGATCGATGTAAGCAAATTCTAATTTTGGCATAATATGTAATTCTCCTACCTATAAATATAACCTTTTGGAAAACAAAAGGGGGAAACTAATGTCTCCCCCCTATGTTATGTATCAGACTTATGATTAGATTATACTAAATCAAGTGATTTACAGTGAATCAAACCATAGAACTCTGGACGAATCATCTTCTTAGCGTATCTCGTCATCACACCTTTCCTTGGTGTAAAATCACTAGGATCGTATACCAACGGAGTTGTAATCAACGGAACGTAAGGTGAGTATACCGCACCAGTTTCTAAGAAGTTACTACCTCTGAATCCAACAAGAATGGAATTCTCAGTCATATAAGGATTCTTATAGACCGTGTATCGACCAGCAGCTTGACCAACCCTAGAGATGCCCATGCTAAAGTTCTCTTGTCCACCCTCACCTGGCTGACTTACGTAGCCTGGTAATGATTCAAGTATTGTGGCAATCTTTGGAGCAACAACTACAAAGTTAGCACCACCTCTTAGCGTCAAACGATGAATTTCATTTGATACCTTTTGAATCTTGGATACCAAGGTTTGATACCACTCAAATCGTGTTCCATAAAATGTGGTTGTCACGAAATTGTTAGTAGCAGAATCAAAATCCTCACCAGCTTTTGCTGACCAGTAATCAACTGTGACCGCATCAGCAATTAACATGTCAAGAATTTCTAAATCAATTTCCATTGAGATGTAATCACTTAACATACTTGTTAATTCTGCTTCAGCATCAACTGAATGATAAGCATTCAAGTCTTGAGCAAGCTCAGGTGACCAGACAGCTTTCAACTTACGAGTCTTAGCAACAATTGGTAGAGACCTCATTTCAAGGTTAACTTCAGGTATACCCAACTGATTAGTTGTAGCATCACCTATTCTATCCTCAAAATCACCTCTGTTACCAGCAGTGGTTTGTTTTAGATATTTCACATCGTAGGAGCCTGTCGCATTACCGATAGATGAAGCAGAGACGAAAAGTTCAACATTTCCACCTTGAACTTGGGTGAATTGTTCTAAAACTTTTACATCACTGGCATCTTCTGTAAATGACCATGCTCTTACAGATAACGGATCACCGTCTGTGAAATTAGATAGTGAAGCAGTCACCTTGAAAATTTGATGACCACTATTTACTGACGCAGTTACTTCACTGTTAAAATCAATATCTTTTAATGTGGCTAATTCAGCACCACCAAAAGTAATATTGTTAGCAGCAGAATGACTTATTGAATAGCCATATCTACCTACACCGTAAAGTCCATCCTCTCCAAAAGGAGCAACTGAACCAGATGGATTGTTAGGTCCTGTTTTACCACCTAGTGATTCACCTTCGGCAATTTTACCGACTGTTGAACCATATTTGAAATCTAGGTAGAAAACAAGTCCTGAAGGTAAATTCATCGGCTGAACAGAAACTAGTTCCTGTGCAACGATGTTACCAAATACTCGTCTTACAAGTGGAAGAGCAACACCAGACCATTCTTCATCACCTACACCACCACCGGCGCTTGGGGATGTTTTAGAGTTTTCAGATATCAACTGACGTGCCTGGTTTTCCAACAATGTTGCCATACCAGACTTTTGCCATTCGTTATTCATACCCTCTAAAAGTCCAGATTTTTCCCACTTATTAACGAGCTTTGCTGACTCATCTTTTTGCCTCTTCAAAGGGGAGGCATCAAGTAGAGTTTCGTTTATGTATTCGCTCATTATCGTTCTCCAAAATTAAGCGGTTAAGATTTTAGACCAGCAAGTTTTCTGAAACGATCTGCTACTTGACTTTCCTCAGTAATGATTTTAGTCTTTGGTGCAGTTCCACCAGATTTCTTACTAGCATATGATTCCTTAACGACTTCTTTCTTCTCG